CTTGACGGCTATGCGGCTGAATTATTAGAAACGGAATTAAGCATGACCAGTTGGGATAACTACTGGCTGGCACGCGAAGAATCAATCGTCCTGCCAGAAATTGACGAGGCAGGCAAAACCACCTGGTCTTGCGGGGCTTACTACCGCGTGAGACTTGATTAATCATTTATCGGAGGATAAAACACAATGGCTGAAAATAACATTACCGGAAAAGATGCTTACATCAATTGGGCATCAAGCGCTGGAACTATCAATCTGTCTGGCGATTATCGCAGCGTCTCAATCAAGGAAAACACGGATACAGCCGAAACGACCGCTGGGTCTGACACTCACAAAACCTACATTCCTACCATCAAAAGCGCGACCATTGACTATTCCGGGCTGTTTCCTGCTGGATCGGCAGGAACTGCTTTATATGCGGCATTGGCAGCCGGAGTGCAGGGCACTTTGACCGTAGCGCCAGAAGGCACGGCAAGCGGCAAGGTAAGCAAAGCTTACCCGGCTATTTCGATGGGCGCAACCTACGACACGCCATACGCGGACGTCGTGACCGTCAACTGCACATTCCAGTCTAACGGGGCTTGGAGTTAGTTCTATGGTCGAGTTATCTACTGGAGCGAAGATCACTTACGATTGGAGCGCTATTTCTCAAAAGGAATGGCGCATCCTGCTTGACAAGGAAACGGACGCGGAAACCAACGACCTGATTGTAGGCAAACTTGTTCATATGACGGCTGACGAACTTGCGGAACTAAACCCGATTGACTACCGCAAAGTGGCGGTTGGCATTTGGGAGTCATTCCGTGAACAGGCTAATCTGGATGATGTAAAAAACTAAGCGGGCGCGTCTACCTGGGCATGATCGGAATGGCGGATACCATGCCGTACGAATTCTGGCGCTGGGAGTTGGTGCAGGACACGGGGTGGACGTTGGAACAGGTAGACGCGCTCTCGGTGAAAGACTTTACTGACTGGCTGCATATTCGGGACGGCAAGGCGAAAGCGCGGGGCTTTATGAGTAATAAGAATAAGAGGAGTCGCTAATGGCAATACAAATAGCATCATTCTTTGCCACAATCGGCGTAAAAACAGACGGGCTTGAAAAAGGGCTGAAGCAATCCGAACAGTCGCTAAAAGGCTTCGGCTCGAAAGTAAGCAGCGTTGCCGGATCAATTGCCGCGTTTACCGCTAAGGCTGCTGCTGCTGGCATTGCGATGAAAAAGGTTTACGATGGGGCAAAGGCAGCCGCAACCCTTGAGTATGCCAAAACGCGTTTCGATAACCTGACCGCTTCAATAGGATCAACGTCTGATGTTTTGATGAATGATTTGAGAAAAGCCACAAGCGGCATGGTCAGTGATGCGGAACTTGTAGCAAGCGCGGGCGACTTCATGGCTTTAGGGTTAGCCAAAACACACGATGAGGTTGTGCGGCTTACAACCGTTGCGGGCGCGCTCGGCATGAATATGAATCAGTTGGTGTTGACACTTACCAACCAGACTACGATGCGGTTTGATTCTCTTGGTGTGAGCGTTGCCGGCTTTGACGAAAAAGTGAGGGCGCTGGAAGCAAGCGGATTGAGCGCAAGCGATGCTTTTACGCAGGCATTCCTGCAACAAGCCGAACAGCAGATTGCTACGGTTGGAAACGCAGCGGACAGTTCAGTTGCCAGTTTCAAACAATTTGAAGCTGCAGCCGCTAATTTAAAGAATGAACTTTTGAATGGGTTGCTACCTGCGATTAAACCAGTTGTCGAAGATTTAACGGACTTATTTGATGTAGCGGCAAAAGACGCATCGAAATTTTCACTGCAAATGACGTTGGCAGTCGAGGCGATGGAGTATTTCAAGGCTACTGGCGGGTCTGATCTCGGTATGCTGATAAGCGATTTGTGGACTGCCTTTGGCGCTCCGAGTACTGTTGAGCAACTGCAAGAAGCGCTTACAGCTTATGGCTACAGCTTTGAGGCTATTGGCACAGCGGCTGCGGATGCCGCCCCAAGTGTCGCCGGATTGACAGAAGAAGAAATCGCTTCCATGAACGCCGCACTCGCTGCCGCCGAAGCGCAAGCGAAGATGAAAGATGAACTGCTGAATCTCACAACAGTCGGCGGAAATTATCAGGGCATCATTGACCTCGCTTACGAGTACACCAATATGCTTGAGGAAAAAGAAGGCTTGCAGATTGAGCGGCAGAAACTTCTCTCTCAGGGCTGGAGCGAACAAAGCACGAAGGTAAAAGAGCTTACAGATAACATCGCAGGACTTGACGCTGACATGAAGAAAATGGCGGATCAGGTCACGCTCGATATGTTCAAAGCTACAATCGCTGTTGGTGGAGTCACGCAAGCCGAACTTGCCGCTTACATGCAAATGGCGATTGACATGGGCTACATGTCCGAAGAGGGCGCTAAGGCGGCAATTGAGGCTTATGGCAATGCTGTCAAAACAATTGACGGTTACAAGATTGACGAAAAGACGGGCAATGTAAACATTGATGCAACCGCCGCGTTTGCAACGCTTGACCTGCTTCAGGCTTACGCGCTGAAAGACAAACACGCACGAGCAGTTATGCAAGTTCAATTCCAATATGGCACGCCGGCTGGCGAAGATTACGATCAATATGACTTTGGCGGATACCCACAGGGCAATCAAGCCTCCGGCGGACTTGCGTTTGGCGGTACTCCTTACATCGTGGGCGAACGCGGGCCGGAACTGTTCGTGCCAAACGCGAACGGGCAAATTATCCCAAATAACGAACTCGGCGGAAACAGCGACCTGCTGGGCGACATCCTGCTCGAATTGCAGAACCAACCCTCACGCATGAAGGTCGCGATCAAAGAAGCGTTTGCATTGGTGGGCGGATAATGACGACTCAATCTATCACGCACAACTTTTACATTCTGACCAACCCTGCCACTCAAACGTGGCTGGACATAACCGATGACGTACTCTATCGCGGGCGGCAGTGGGAGCATGGTATCCAGTCGTCTGCACCGCTTGACCGCATCGCAGACGTGGGCATGGCGCGCTTCTACTTGCGCAATGACGCGCAGTCGGGCACGGAATACCGCTATACGCCGGGGCACGTCAACTGCATTCCAGGCTTCTCGGTCAAGACAGTAGTAAAGATCGTTGCAAACTGGGTCGACCATTCCAAAGTTGTTTTTTACGGGCGCATTCCACCGGATGGCATTACACAGCCAACCGCCGCAAACAAGGCGAACATTGTTGGCGTGACCGCATACGATTGGTGGTACAGCGCGCTTAATCAGACCGTCACCCTTGCGCCGATTGGCACGAACAAGACGCTCGGTGACGTGGCAACCGACCTGCTTTCACTGATCGAAGTAAAACCATCGCGGGTGGACATTGGCGACTGCGAGGAAATCTTTACTTCCACGAATGAAACGGTACGCGAAAACACGACCATTTATGCTGAACTAAACAAGGCGCTATTATCCGAAATTGGTTACGCTTACCTTGCTTATGAGACGGACTCGCTTTACACCGACATTTTGAAAGTCGAAGGCAGGAAAACAAGGGCGTCCGTTGCGCCTTACCGCTCCGCCGATTACGGGGACGGCTTCACTCCTGGAAAGTTACTTAAAGAGGACGGGGGCGCACTGCTGTTAGAAAGCAGCAAGCCTGACGAACCAGCGTATATCCTGCTCGACCAAATGGACGAATTTGATTACGTGGATGGTATCAGCGCCTACGGCGTGCAGAACGGCGCGCATTTTACCAACCGCGTACTGGGTAAGTGCTACCCGAAGAAGATAGGCGCGACATCTGAAATCTACCGCCTGCAAACGCCACTGTCACTGAAAGCAGGCGAAACGCGCGACAAGCTGCGCGTCAGCTATCTTGTTGAGGACGGCTATGTGGATGTGGCGGCTTCGAATGTCAGCCTGAAGTCAAAGTCAATGTACTCCGACTCCGGCGGCACAGTCACAGACCTTTCCGCAAGCCTGACTGTCACGGGCACTTACGGCGCGGGTGATGCGGAGTTGACTTTGACGAATGGCGGCACGGTGGACGGGTACGTGGTAGGCGGTACTGCCACACCCGGAATTGTGTTGCAAGGCGACCCGATCTATATCGGCGATACCATCACGCAGATTATTGATGTAGCAACCGAAGGCAGCGAATATTACGGGCATATCGAAATGACGCTCGACCAGAAATATCAGAGCGACCCGCAGGAAACCTACGCTCAAATTGAGATCCTTGCGAATAGATATAGCGAACGCATCAACACCATCCAGAGCATCGAGTTTTGCGCAAATGCAAACAATGTGCTGGCAGGCTTGTACCTGTTGTGCGATGTAGGCTCGAAAATACCGCTTAAATACGAAGGTGCGGGCATCGAGGATTACTACTTCATCCAGGGTGTCAAAACGTGGCAGGAAGGCAACGCAACCTATTGCCGTTATATTGTCAAGCCGGCGGGTTATGACAATTACTTGTTCTGGCAGTTGGGAGTGGCGGGCTACTCGGAACTTGGTGAAACCACCGTATTGGCAGGTGAAAATGACTGATTGGACGGATTTCTCAGGCAACCTTGAAAATGGCGTACTGGTGAGCGTGGAATTATTGCAGCAGATCATCAACAACACGCAGAACATCTATGAGCGCATCATGGTACTGGAATCGCTGAAGGGCGGCGGCGTGCCTGTGGGGGCTGTAATGATCTGGAAGGGCAACGCTTCTACCATTCCTGACGGCTTCCAACTGGCGGACGGAACAAACGGCACGCCTGACTTGCGCGATCGTTTCCTGATGGGCATCGGCGCGGATGAAACAGACGACAACCTGCTGGAAACCGGCGGAAATACCGCACACGTTCACACGATGGGCACGGTATCGACCGCATCCGCTCACACGCATGGCGTTTATTTGAACAACTCTTCTGGATTTGTCAATGCTGCATCCGGCGTTGGACTCGCCACAGCAGGGGCAAGCCACAACCACTCTTGGAGCGCGGTAACAAATTCGGCAGGCAGTCACACGCACACCGGCTCGTATTCATCCGCCGAATGCCTGCCAAATTACACGAAATACTATTGGATCGCGAGGATTCCCGGACAACTTATGTTACCCCCCCAACGCTATCGGCTGGCATGACCGTAAAGGCATCCCACTGGAACACGCTTATTGGCAACCTGAATTATCTTGACGAACGCGTGACCGCGCTTGAAGCGGCTGGCACTGTCCCACCTGACTATTCCAGTTTCCCCATCAACGCAATCGTGGCTTATTCGGGCGGCTCGGCAACGCTGCCTTCCGGTTGGTACGTCTGCGATGGCAGAACGATAAACGGAACGGTATTGCCGGACTTGCGCTCAAAGTTTATTTATGGCGCGTCAGTAGATGGTGATCTTGCCGCAACCGGCGGCACTGCTGACCACACCCACACAAGCGCTGCGACCAGCACGGGCGGCGCGCACTCGCACTCTGTTTCTGCTACCACCGGCGGGCCTTCATCCACTTACGGTGTTGGGAGCGGCGCAACGGCTGCCGCGTCTTCCACTCACACCCACTCCGTCAACGCGTCCACACAGTCGGGCGGCGCGCATTCCCATACCGTAGGCACAAGCGGGAGCGCAAGCAACTTGCCGCCTTACGTCAAGCTCTATTACATCACCCGTTTGGGTTAGAAAGGTCTGTTATGGCTGATCAGAAAATTAGCGAACTAACCGCATTAACCGCACTCCCGGCAACGAATGATTATTTTGTTCTTTT